AACCTTCCTTCCGGATTCAAGGCGCGGGGTATCCGCATTCGTAACGACGATGAACCACTTGCCCCTGGCGAGTTCCGGGACATTGACGCTCCTGGCGGAGACATACGGAATTCAATTATCCCGCTCCCGTTCAAAGAACCGTCTGCCACACTGGGCCAGCTCTTAGGCGTACTGATTGACTCAGGCCGTCGATTTGTTTCGATTGCTGATTCAGCCATTGCAGAACCGGGATCTCAACAACAGCCTGTAGGCACAACGGTCGCGTTGCTTGAGCGTGGCATGAAAGTCATGTCGGCGATTCACAAGCGCTTGCACTACGCGCAGAAGAACGAATTCCGTTTGATTGCACGATTGGTGCGTGATTTCTTACCGCCAAGCTACCCATATCAGGTGACTGGTGGCAATCAAATGATAAAGCAGGCGGACTTTGATGACCGCATCGATGTGTTGCCTGTGTCGGATCCGAACATCTTTTCGATGGCACAGCGCGTGACGCTGGCGCAGACAGAGCTTCAGTTGGCTCAGTCAAACCCAGAGCTGCACAATATTCGTGAGGCGTACAAGCGCATGTATCAGGCGCTTGAGGTGCAGAACATTGATGAGATCATGCCGCCACCGCCTCAACCTCAGCCGACCGAGCCGGGGATCGAGAATGGCAAGGCTTTGGCTAGTCAGGTACTAACCGCGTTTCCACAGCAGGACCACGACGCACACATTGCCACACACATTCCGTTTTTAATAAGCAATATTGTGCAGGCGTCCCCGTCGGTGTACGGCATGTTGTTGGCTCACATTATGGAGCACTTGTCGCATAAAGCGCGGTTAATGGTGAACACAGAAATCGAAGAGAGTTTGCAGGAAATGCGAAACTTGGCACAGGTGGGTGCGATGCCGGAAGCTTTGGCGCAGGCACAGCCGCAGATTCCACCCGATCAGATTGAGGCGCGGGTTGCACAGGTTCAGGCGGAGTTGGTTGCGCAGTTGATGCAGCAGATTCAGCCGCCGCAGGGCGAAGAGCAGGATCCGTTGGTCAACATCCGTCAGCAGGAGCTGATGATTAAGGCTGCTGAAAGCGAGCGCAAGGCGCAGTTGGATCGTGAGCGCATGGCGTTGGAGCAGCAGAAATTACAACAGCGTGCTGCGACAGATGCTGCTAGAATTGAATCTCAAGAAGAGATTGCGGATCAACGTGCCGACGTTAATATGGAACGTATCAATCTGCAGCGACAGAACATGAATAGGACGTAGCGATGGCAGTTGGCAATCCGTTTGGACTTCCTTTATTTAACCGATTAGGTATTGGTGCACCTCAGATTCGAGCAGGTTCGCCTTTATCAAGTGTAGAACCCAACTATGACGGATTTGCTCGCGGATTCGATGGTGTCAACGGACCCCCCTCTAACCCAATGGCCGATGTTGTTTTTCAATCCACGCTTGGTCCTCAAGCATCTCTTACTGCGCTAAATCAAATGACAGCCCAGCAAGGGCAAGGAACAATGAGTAGGGTTCCCAGGCCTGATCCTTTTCAGGGCCGCCCAGTACCGTTACCGAATCCCGGCCGGAATCCACTACAAACAATGGAAGTACCTCCCGGTCTTAGACCTTCTGTTGTCATCACAGGGAATGAGCGACTTCAAGAAGCTGCGGCTCCTGACAGATCTCAGATTGTTGCAAACATGACTCCCGACGAGCGCGTTGATTATGCTCAATCACAATTAACAAATAGACGAGCTAAATCTCCAGAAGAATTGGCGTTATATGATTCTATTTTAAACGGCACATACACCGCTCCAAGTTCATCACAGCCTCCAACACTAACAGGATTTTCCGGTAATTTGGCTATAACTGGAGAAGGGTTTTTTCCATTACCACCACCTGTAAATAACCCCTTAAATCCCAACCGTCCCAGTTTCAACCGTCCCAATCTGGGCGGTGGATTATCAAACGTAGCTTTTCCAACGCTCGCACCATCAAACACAAACACGTTTACCGGAGGATTGTTTGGCGCATTTAACAACGCAATGAACAACAACCCAATGAACGGCGGCGGAGTGGGTGGAAACCAACCATTGTCGCAACAAATTCCACAAGCGGTTCAACAGGCTGTCACACCGTTATTGCAAAATACAGCTTCGCAACTTAATCAAGGTATTGGTTCGATGGTTAATCAAAGATTGGTTGGAAGCTAGTATGGACCCACTCACTGCGCTTGCCACATTTAACGCAAGTTATGCGGTTGTAAAAACTGCGGCACAAAACGCGGGCGAGATCAGTGAGATTTTTGCAGGCATCGGAAAAATGATGACTGCAAAGCAGGCTGTTGAGAAGGCGGCTAAACAGGACGAAGAACAATCGGACCTCGAACTCTACGCGAAGCACGTAGAGATGCAGCAGAAGTGGGACGAAATTGTTGAGATTCTCAAGTGGACAGGGCATTGGGACTCTTATCAAAAGTTTGTAGCAGACAGGCGAGAGCAAGAAAAGCAGAAGAAAATCGCAGAAACACGAGCAAGGCTTAAAAAACAAAAGCTATATCAAGACATTGCTATCATTGTGGGCGGTGTTTTGGCTACGGTCGCTATATGTGCGGCGTTTTTGTGGGCGATTACAACGGCCAAGGGGTGACGTATGTGGATGCTTTTCTTGATTGTGTTGGAGCCTACTGTGTACTTGGTTTCCCCACAAGGCCCGTTTACGAGTATGGAACGGTGCTTTGAAGCGCGTGACGTTATTATTAGTACCGCGCCGCAACCGAAAATAAACTATGAGGCAGTGTGCATTCAAACTGACCACTTCGGAGATGAGACGTAATGCTAGGTGTTATCGGAAAAATTCTTGGTTCGGACAAAGTCATTGAGAAAGGTTTAGGCCTAATCGACTCAATGCACACGTCAAGCGAAGAAGAGATCGCAGCAAAAGCGAAAGCCAAGACAGACTTGTTACAGGCCTATGCTCCTTTTAAGGTCGCCCAGCGTTGGTTGGCTTTGATGTTTGGTTTGACGTTCATTGGTAGTTATTTTCTGGTTCTTGGCATGACATTGTCCGGACAAGGAGATGCGGACGCAGTGACAAAGGTTATGGAGCAGTTTAGTATTAACTACGCAATGCTGATCATCTTAGGTTTTTATTTTGGTGGCGGAGCAGTCGAAGGATTTTTGGAGAAGAAACGTGGCAAGTAAGAAAAGTTTTCCGGACTTGAACAAGGACGGCAAAGTCACCAAGGCAGACATTTTGAAAGGCCGTGGTGTAGAAGGTTTTAGTGAAGGCGGCCGTATTCGCCGTCCGGCTCCGATTGAAGAGCCCTTTTCTGATGATCCATTAGAAGAGGCGTTAGAGCAGGAGCGCCGTATTCGAGAGGCCAATCCTCCAAAAGAGAAAAAACCAAAGCCATCTTCAGATGACGCTCGCTTCCTTCGCAAAAAAAGAACAGAAGAACAAGTCCAAAAAAGAGAGAAAGAAAAAGCTCTTAAAGAAAAATCGGAAAACCCTCGTCGTGCTCAAAAATTTGCCGACGGTGGTATGGTTCGCGGCTGTAAATCCGTTCAAATGACCGGCAAAGGTTTCAAAGGAACTTTCTGATGATCAATCTCGTGATCTCACTGGGCGGCATGCCTGTAGACAAAATGGAACAAGACGATGAGGGCAAGAGCTGTCCTCTTGCAACGACAGATCCGGATGTCAACGAAGAGAACAAACAGGTTGCTGTAGAAGAAGCAAACTACCGTGATCCGTCGGAAGATGGCGGATTTAGGTTGTCTGAGGTTTGCGGCAACTGTGCAGCTTTTAATCAAACACATGAAATGATGGAGTGCATGGGCAACAATCCCAATTTGGGATACTGTCAGATGTACAAATTTATGTGCAGCGAAGATCACACCTGTGACAGCTGGGCCGAGGGCGGTCCAATCACAGATGCGGACGACGGCTCAGAACACGATATTTTATAATTATGGACATTGTGCAATTTGCATCAGCACTGTATAAAGTGCTGCAAACACGAGAAGACGATCTCGTGAAATATATGGCAAACGGTGGCGCTCAAGATTACGAGCAGTACCGCAATCTGGTAGGGGAACTTCAGGGTTTGGCCTTTGCTAGAGAAGAAATAAAAGCCCTGCTGGAGAAAAGTGAAGAAGATGTCGAAGAGCTCCTTACTCGTACCTGAACACGTCGCAGCTGAAATGGCTGCAAAAGAAAACGCACCAACAGACCAAGCCTCAGTTGACAGTGCGTACATTCCTGAAGACAAGCGTGTTTTAGATCCATCCCTTGTAAATAAATCATTGAAAGAACGTCTTCCCCAGCCGACCGGCTGGAGGATTTTGGTCATGCCGTATCAAGGCAAAGCGACGACCGACGGTGGCATTGTGTTACCGGACGAAGTTGTGCGCCGCGAGCAATTGGCCACTGTAGTTGCCTATGTCCTCAAAATTGGACCACTTGCTTACCAAGATCCTGCCAAGTTTGGCGAGTCATGTGAGCCGTGGTGCAAGGAGGGGGATTGGGTATGCATTGGGCGTTATTCTGGTTCTCGCTTCAAAATTGACGGCGGTGAGATCCGGGTAATTAATGACGATGAAGTCATTGCTACGATTTTAGAACCTGGAGATGTGATGAATGTCTGATCAAGAAAGAAATGAAGTAGAAGAGGTAGAAGTTGATCTTCCTGAGCAGGAAAGCACCGGCCAAGGTGAAACTTCTGAAGCAGAAAGTGGACAGCAGATTGAAGCAGATTCATCAGAATCTGGACAAGATGCCCCCCAACAAGAAGACGAACTTGAGAACTACAGCAAAAATGTTCAAAAACGCATTAAAAAGCTGACAGAAAAGTATCGTCAAGAAGAGCG